TCTTCATAGCGCTGGGGGGCCGCGCCTCCCCACTGGTCAACCAGCGGTTTGTCGTTGGTGCCCAACACCTTGTTCCAGACATTGGTTGAGAATGGGTCGGCAGACCCGTATAGCAGCCTTGCCGGGTTCTGGCCAACCTGCTTACCCATGGCGCCCAGGTTGAACATCTCGAAGCTGCCAACATCACCCAAGAAACTCATTTTCCACCCCCGCCAGATTGCTTGGTCGTCGCGGTGTTACCCAGCCCAGACCCGAAGACGCCAGACATCGCCGCAAGTTTCTTGTACGGATCATTTTGTTTGTCAGACCAGCTCTGATACAGCGAGTCCAGATATTGCTGTGTGTTGTCCTGCTGTTGCTGGCCAACCTTCATGATCTGATCCGCATCGGTATAGGCCTGGTTGGCGTAGGTCGGGGCGAGGTTCAGGTACTGCGATTTCATCTGATCGTTGCGCCCGGCGTAGTCTTGGGCGGCGGTCAAGTTGCGATTCAGCTGGTTCTCTGCCAGACCCTGCTGCGCGTTGTAATCCTGCATGCGCATGCTCGAAGCGGTGTTGCCGAGATTCTTCGTCAGGTCATTGAGCGAATTCTGTGTGGCTGCCTGCGCGCCCGTATTGCCGAACGAACCGGAGCCGACCATCTGAGTGGTAAGTCCAGGCGCAATGGCATCGTTATAGTTGCGCGTGATGTCGCCCATTGCCGCATCGATGTTCTGCTGCAGGTATGGGTTTGATCCAGCGTATTGGTTGGTTCCGAGCTGTCCAAGGGACGTGGCAGCATTGCCAGAAGCCAGCGCGTTCTGCATGGTGTTGCTGCCCTGGTTCATCAGGGAATTGCCGCCTGTAGCGCGGCCGATAATCATGTTCATGCCGATGTTCTGGTTTCTGTTCAGATCGGCTACTTGGTTGTTGCCATAGCCCTGGTATGGCGTATTCGACAAATCCATGGCTTTGGAGCTGTAGGCGGCCGCCAGCGGCTTCAGCTCGTTCGGGATGGACTGCGTGGTCGAACTGGTTGACCCGCCACCCTTGTGCGGGCGCACTACGTCGCCTGGGTATGCCGGCAGAGCGCCGAGCGCCGGGCCGCCAAAATCGGCGCTGAGCTGTTGATGCAGGTCTTCAATATTCACAGTTCAACCTCCAAGACTTGGTAGACCGGCGCGAATCCACAGCGCTGGCGATAAAGACGGGCTTGAGCAGGGGCGGCGGCGCAACGCATACGCAGGCAGCCGAGGGACTTTGCCATAACCTCAAGGTCTTCGAAAAACGACTCGAAGTGACCGTGCGGGGCGTACAGCTCGTAGACGTACATGACGCGGAAGTTAGGCAACTGCTCGACGCCCACGACGCCCCAACCGACGATTTCCCCTTCACGATCAAGACGCAGAAGGGTCCGCTCGCCACGACTCAGCATCATTTTCAGCTGATCACCCGTGATCTCACCGCCAGATGTTGCGCAGGCGAGGCCAAGGTTATGAGCGCCCTCTTTCCATGCCTGATCGACATGAGTTGTCGGCACTACAATGATTTTCGTCATCAGTTACCCGTCAGGCAGCGTTTTTGAACCCATGTCCCTGGCGTGCCAGATACTGTGCACACCCAGCCCTCGATGATGTATTTTGAGCCGGCGGCGCCAAGCTCGGATGGTGCGGAGTTCTTGACAGAATCTCCACGCATCCAATCGCCACTTGTTGGCGCCGCCGTGAGTGCGGTGTACCACCCAGCGATACGACCCTCGGAGAGCAAATTGACCTGTGTGGCATGCTCGCGCAGCTCACGCTGCAGGACCGGGTCGGTTGTGCCGACAGTAGGCGTCGTTCTGAGCTTCATTACCGTCCACCCGCTGCCGCGAGATCGGCATCCATGTGCGTTACCCGTACCGGGCCTGTAAACGTGAATGTTGCTCGATGCCAGCGGGCCGACTGTCTCAGGTCAAACTTTCCATCCAGCACTGCGCCAGTCGCCGCCGCAGCGAACCCGGTGCCAGAGTTCATTTGAATGAACGTCTGCACAGCAGCCGCAGCTGGTGCCATGGAGTAGCGCAAGCGGATCTTGTTCAGTGCTGATACCGCGTCGTCATCGCCTACATCACCGGTCGTCATTGAGCTGGTCACAGAGTTTCCAGTCATCGATTGCAATTGGTGCGATGTGTTGAAGATCGACAGCGATTTGCCACCGGTTAGCCAGAACTGGGAGTCGAACGAGTAAGACGTCAGCCCGTCGATTGTTGGGGAAATCGAGGAAAGTCCATCGATCGTCACGCCGCCTGAGATGTAGTTCAGTGCAGCCTCGACGTTTCTGTTGGCGGCGCCCCATTTTTTTGATGTAACGTGATAAACGATCGCTGAATCAGGAGTTTGCGAACCGAGCGATGGGTAGAAAACCCATACGAGATTCTTCTGCTTGTCGAATACGCAGATCGTCCGATAGCGGTACGAAGGGTTGGAGTTGTCGAAGAAATACTGACGAACAAACCCGTCAGCCACAGGAACAGGGCGCGTTCCGTCAAAAATCCACAGGTTGTCATCACCAACAAAGAAGTGCGCCCCGCCGATGTCGCAGATTGCCTCCTTGCCGACACAGCCAGCATCCCCTCCAGGGACCTGCAGCCAGTTCCACACCGTTGGAGCGCCGACATACTGGCCCAGATAGATGGAGCGCTGCTTGTAGGCGATGGCGTACTCGCCAAGACGCATTCCAGCGGTGAGCTTGCCAGCCGTCGCCACCAGCCGGCCGGAGGTGGCCTGGGTTGCCAGGCTCGGCGTCCACGACGTATCGTCGAACGCAGCGCAGCAATGCCAGCCATCGGGCTTTTCTGACCCGTCATTGGTGTTCAGTGCCATGACGAAGGCACCAACACTGAACAGGATCTCGGCCTTTGGTGCGGTGGCAACATCAGCGAAGGCGGCGCCGGTTGAGCGCTGGATCACGTCGGCCCGGTTCGCGCATAGTGTGGCGTCACCGAACTGAGTGATCGACCAGCGCGTGTCGATGCCACCGTTGTAGGCAGCAGCCCGGCCGATATCAACCCATGCACCGGCAGACAGTTCGTACAGTTTTGTGGTCGTTCCGGCGATGATCCGGCGCGTATCGTCCAGTTTTGTCACGACTGCCGCGCCGATGCAGGCCGCCGCCAACGCAGGCGTAGAGGCAGGTGTTGCTGGTTCGGGCGCCCCCTCCATGCCGTTCAGATAAAGGCGCCACTCGCAAGGAGACTGACCATGACCAATAACCCAACGATTGACGGCGTGCCGCGAGCGACAATTGAGCAGGCTTTACTTGACGCTCAAAGAGTGCGCTTCCCCACCGATAAACATATTTGCAATCTGCGCGCCCTGCTGGATGCCCCTGTCGTCGAGCGCCAGCCGGTATGCGAAGTGGCTATGGTTGATCCATTTGTTCTGACAACCGGAAGCATGCACCTGCTCAAGAAGGGCGACAAACTCTACACTGCACCGCCCGAAGTCGCCGCCCTGCAATCCACCATCGCCCAGCTACAGGCAGAGCAGAAATTGCTGCAGTCCGCTGTGGCGCGGTATCTGGATCGCATCGCTGAGCTGGAGAGTGGGAGAGGTGAGCCGGTGGCTTATCGACACACTATGCATTTCGGGGAAAATTTCGGAAGCCAATCGAAAATTTCATTATCGTCTGAAGATGGTTTCGGAAAATCTGGAATTGATTATGACGAAATTTTCAAAGTCACTTGTGAGCCGCTGTTCACCGCCCCACCAGCTCCGGTCGAGGTGGTGCTGCCTGAGCATATCGATTCAGATCTGCGCAGTCCGGTACACGGTTACGCTCGCGGCTGGAACGCCTGCATCGACGCCACCGCTGCGCTGAATGAGGTGCGGAAATGATCGCCCTCACCTGGTTCTACTTCGTCTACGTCCGCTGATCCCTTCAGTTGTAAACCCCTAGTTGACTACTCACTGCTTGCGCCTTGGCGTGGGCGAGGACTCGTATTGCCATGAGCGTCTACAAACGATATTTCCGCGTAACGAAAGGCCCCATGGTCGAAGAAATCGACCGGCTGCAAGATCTAATGACTGTCGCCGCCGTCCATGCTGAGCAGGTTGCGCAGCAGGTCGGCGGAGATTTCCAGACATGGCAGTCAAACGGTGGCTTCGCCGGCTTCAAGTTCAAAACCGCACCATGCCAGAAGACATTCCGACTGCTCAAAAAGCATGGGCTATGGGTGCCACGCAAGAACACCCCAGAAGGCAAAGAAGTCTGGACTGCCATAAATCAAGTGCCTCTTCCGGCTCCAGCAGATAGCGCGCTGAAGCTGGTCAACCTGACACCGAATTTTCCTGCTCTGTTCCACGGGTCCAGATGGTACGCGCCAACTCTTTGGGGGTTCGGCAAGCCGGTCAGCGTTTGGTTCGTCAGCGTGCCATGGCTGGACGTCGACCCGGCAGAACTGGCGGCCTACAAGGCTGAGCGCGAAGCACGCACGCGTCGCGATGGGAACCTTGACCACTTGTGCTGGGAGGTCCCGGCAGGATGGGAGGAGGTTAAGCACTGGCAAGTCGAGAAAGAATCGGAAGAGATCAACGCCCGCACCAAAGCCGCATAACTCAACGTTACCCGATTGCCGCCCAGCGGCCGGAGCATCGTCATGTCTCATATCGAAGAAAGAGAGGGCCGGCTGTACGCGGCTGAAATGCTTGCGTCTGCCGTCTATATGCCGCGCTGCATGTTCGACGAGCGCGGGCCGGTGGAAACGATGGCCTGCAATCTGGAGCTGACGGCTCAGGTCAGGCCGGCGGACTACGCCAAGGGGATCAAGCAGGTTTTGGAGGTGGTGCGCCATGGCAACTGCTGAGCTGCACGGCCAGAAGATCAACCCGTTCGAACAGGGCTACGCGGCGTTCCTGCGCGGCGTCGATCTGAAGCAGAACCCGTTCGATGCCGAGAACGACCCTACCCCATATTCAAAGACACGCTGGGCCCAAGGCTGGAACAAGGCGCAACGTGAAGCGCGGAGGAAAATGGTATGAGCAACCTAGATCCAGGTATCAGCACTGGCCACCCTGACGCCGGGCGAATTTATGCCGAGGCTCTTGAGCGCGCCAAAGAGCAAATCGCCCAGCAGGCCGCAATGATCGAGCACCTGCGCGGCGGCCCTACTCCACTCTACACCGCCGTAGACATGGCCAATGCGGCGCGGGACGGGTTCCGGGATGGGGCGAAAAGCCGGCGCTCGATCATTGAGGCGCTGAGTGATGAAATTCGGTTGGACGATTCCCTGATTGCCGAGCGTGACCGCCTCCTAGATCTTTTT